TCGTTCCCGAGCAGTAGTAATCACAGAGGCGCTTACGAGGTACGTGAAGAACATCCTCCTCTGGATGATGTGTGTCCCGCCAAATCGAGTATCCAAGGACTCCAACCAGTCCAGCTGCTATCAGGGCTTCCATTACTCCTTGGGCATAGTAAAAAGCAGATTGCGAAACCCGTTGACTATGTCGTCCGGCACTTGCGTCTCCATCGGAATTCCCATCAGGCAGGCATAGTGGAAGTACAGGCAGTACATCCCACACTCCGAGTCCTTGAACTGATGGCGCGTGGCATTATACGACATCTTCATCGGCTTATCGTGAATCTTCGAGGCATCCCACTGTTCCTTCCACCGCTTCATGAGGGTCTGGATCTCCTTCTCAGGTGTGTGGGCATACGAATCAAAGTACGTGACACGAGGAAACTCCAGCTCGGGACGGATATCGCAGAACAAGGCAACCCAGTGCTCACCCGGACCATCGTGGGGATCCGTGTTGAAGATGATCCCGATCCGTTGGTGACCACTCTCATAGAGCTTGTCCAGCCGTGCCTTGCAGAGAGCCGACACAACACAGACCTGCGTCTCGGACTTCAGATCAAAGTCGATGGGAACACTGCCAATAAAACAGTAATCGGCAAAGATGTCCTCGTAGTTCTTCTCCACGGCTGCGATATCGTCACTCGAGAGCCACTCGTAACGGTTGACCATCCATTCCTTCGGAGCCCGAGGACGACGAAGGAGGGAGGAGATAATACACTCCGAGGTCCCCGTGTTGCATTTCTCATGTAACCGATCTTGCAGGGTGCGCCACTGTTGTTCGGGTGTTCCCTTGGGAATGGGAGTTTCCGACTTATGTTCCTTGTTGTAGACCTCACGAAGTCGATCGACCTCCTCCTCGTCGAGCCAGGACATCCTTGTTCAAAACGGATAGTTTATTGCGAAGATCTTGACAGTCAGTACGATATGGATTCTCTGAAGTCTCTCCTCACACGCTACGTGGATGTCGGCAAGCGCCTCAATGATGCCAATCAGCATATTAGCGAGCTCCGTGATCATCGGCGTACGATGGAGCTCGATCTGGCTGCCCTGTATGCCAGTTCTCCTGAACAGCTGCCCGAGGTAATCGAGCTGAAGAGTTCGGAGATGATGTTTAAGGTCAAGAAGCCCAATGAGTGGAAGAAGGGGTGGTCACTCTCCAAGAAGGAGCTGAAGACCTACCTTGCAGAGATCGTTCCAGGCAAGGGCGAGGAGATTATGAAGGAGATTGAGCGGCGACATGAGCCAAAGTTGGTGGAGACGGATTACGGATTTGAGTTGAAGGTGAAGCCAAAGGACTGAGATTGTCCTCGATCTGATCAAGTGCCTGTTGAAGTTCCCGAATGTAACGCTTGGCTAGTACCAGGTTCTCTTGAGCAAGAAATCCACCCTGGATTCGCTTCATATTCGACACGAACGAACCATTCGTAACCAAAACACGCGAAGCCAGGGCAAACAGAGGCTTCACCATCAACGTGATATGAATATCACCAACACAATATTTTTAAATGCCATCGTCCTGGCGGTTGATGAAGTACTCGCGCATCTGGTCGGCGACCTTGCGATCTGTCACCTCGAAGACTCCGAACCAGTTAGTGCGAACAATCTTTTTGATGTCGGGGATGTCCTTCACGATCAGGTGGCGGTCAACGTACTTGCGATTGGCGGTCGTGCCGTGGAAGAGGTGATAGATCTTGCCCGACACACAGGCGATACGGGGTTTGGGATTGTTCTTGTACTCCTCGAAGGTCTTGAGGAAGGCGGTCTTGAGAAAGTTCGGCTTGAAGTCCACGCTCAGCCACGCCGCACTCGACATCGTGTCTCCGCTTCCGGTGATCCCGTACTCGTAGAACCCGTACGTACGAAACCATTTCCGCCGAAACGCCCAGGCGAACCCGGGGTGGTAGGTAGAATCGTAAGTCTTGGTCCTGTCCATCAGCACAGCGGACTTTCGTTCTTGCAAAGCCTTGGTGTACGTGATATCCATCCATACCGCCGAGGTGAAGGGTTGAACGATGTCGTTCTTGTTCAGAGCCTCCGACACCTTAGAGTACCACCCCACATCTCCAAAGATCAGATCGGCATCCAGAAACAGAAGCTTGGAATACCACCACGAGACCTTCCGTTCAAGAAGACGACAGAGCTGTTCCTTGTGGAACATGACCGTCTTCGATCGAACATGAAAGGCATCCTTGATCTCCGGATCTGCACTTCCGTACACAAGCTCCATCGTATAGTACGGAATACTCGCACACTTCAGCTTCTCAACGGTGTAGAGATAGTTCATGAGCATACGCTTCGACTTGGCGGGATTGAAAAAGACAAAACAGACAGCCATATCCTTGCGAAAGGGCGTTTGGTAACGTATGTCTGCTACATTCGGCACCTCAGGTTTTGCCGGTGGGACTACCTCGGTGAACATAGTCATTACTTCAAAACGGATAAACGTTTCGGAAGTCAGAGGAACCTTACATATGGACGTGTACTGCCCTTACAACCCTCGAAACCGAACCTTCAAGGAGTCTGATATCCATCAGATCCTTCATCGTTATGGTCTTCCTCATTATCGTGTGTCCAATCCCAAGATCTTCCAAACCGCCATGGTTCACACGACCTATGTCCGGCGACTCGAGTACACCACACCCGACGGACGTCCAGCCGCTCTGGCTCCCTGTCCTTCCGGGGTGATGCCCTTGCAGGATGCCTCCTACGAGTGTCTTGAGTTCGAGGGTGATTCCGTCCTGGGCGTCTGTATCGCCACGTACTTGCGAAAGAAGTATCCTGAGAAGAAGCAGGGGTTTCTTACCGATGCCCGCAAGGAACTCGTGAACAACGATAGGATTGGACACCTCTGTCAGAAGGTTGGCTTGGACAACTTCTACGTAATCTCACGCCACAACGAGGAGTCCGCTGCCATCAACGGTCGCAAGAACATCCAAAAGCTTGGTGATGTCTTTGAAGCCTTCATTGGTGCTCTGTGGACGGACTGCGGCAACCGCTTTCACCTGGTCTATGTCTTTGTGACCACCGTGATGGAGACGCACCTCGATATCGAAGAGATCGTGAACACCGTCACCAACTACAAGGATGTCTTTCAAAAGTACTGCCAGCGGGAGTGGAAGGTCACGCCGACCTACGAGATGAGACGCAACGATCCTCAGAAGAATGAGATCGTCGTTGCGGTCCATGTGAATGAGAAGGTCTATGGTGTGGGAACAGGATCCACACGCAAGAAGGCAGAGCAGGTCGCAGCCAGAGAGGCACTCAGCTTGTTAGGCGTTCAGTCACTTTCATAGAATATCACTGTAACGGATATGGACGGATACTCTCAGCTCTTCGCGTATTCCGAACGGACCTTTGCCGACTCGTCGAAGGGTACCTCGGACAACGACATTTTTCACTCGTTTCGTCTGTATCCCGATATCTTTGGATTCATTCACAACGGAAACCTGCCTCCTGACCGGGAAGCCGTGAACATTGCTCAGCGCATCGACCCCGTCCTGTACGATCGCTACCTCGAAAAGAATGCCTCAAAGCTCATGTTAGGTTACGGTAACATCCCCGATGCTCTTCGGTACAACGAACTTGATAGTCGTCATATTATGATGTCTATTCTTCTGTTCAAGCACCTTCCTCAACCGGTTGAGACTGTGGTTGAGATCGGCGGGGGATACGGAAACTGGCTGTGGCTCAACCGGGGTATGCAGTCGTTCAAGCACTGGACGATCATCGATCTCCCGCATATCAACAGGCTTCAGGAGTGGTATCTTCGGATGCAGGGTGTTCCGAGTGAGACCTACTCGATTGTCTCGGCAGACACGATCACCTCCTCTCGCTACGATCTTGCTATTGGCTCTCACAGCCTGAGTGAGTTCTCCATCGACGTCTTCTGTCGCTACGTCGCTCTCGTCTTGGTTCACAGCAAGTACCTCTTCTACGCCAACCATGTCTCTCGCCCGACACCTCAGCTCATTCAGGAGAAGGAAACGATTCTCAGTGCCCTCTTTGAGACCATCGTCGAAACGACCTCAGAGAATGGTCAGGTTATGAATCGCCTCATGAAGAACCGACTCTTTTGAAACGTCTCTGCGTGATCAGACGAGAGGGCTTTCGGCACCGGAAGCTCTTGAGAGTCCGACCCTTCAATTGCAAGACAGAATGAACACAGATCGCAATCGCCCCCTTCTCCTTGGGAACACCTGGACGCACTTTCAGCGTCTTTTTCACTGACTTGATACATTTGCAGAACCGCCTCGTCTGGCTTTCCCTCATTGTGTCAAAGGCAGAAGAATATATCCTCGCAAAGAATAAACATACATGGGTGGCGGTCTGCTTCAACTCGTCGCCTACGGTGCTCAGGATGCCTATATCAGTGGAAATCCCCACATCACCTTCTGGAAGGTGCTGTACAAGCGGCATACCAACTTTGCCATGGAGGCGTTTCGTGTCAACTTTACGGGTAAGCCGTCGTGGGGACAGCGTCTCGTTGCCGTGGTGAACCGCAACGCCGACCTGATGTACAAGACCTATCTTGAGGTTGTGCTGCCCGACACGTCGTCCGCCGCTGTCCCGGCTGGATCCGTGACCTGGACTGGAGGTGCCAACCGCCGTCTTGGCTATGCCCTGCTGAAGAAGATCGAAGTGGAGATCGGCGGTCAGATCATCGACACCCACTACGGTGAGTGGCTCTTCCTGTGGGAGAACCTGACCTCGAACTATGACAACTCTGTCAAGCTGGACAGCATGGTGGGAGGCAATATCGGTGGCTCGATCACGACCAACAACTCTTGCGGTGGTCGCCCGGGTGTGCTCTATATCCCCCTCCAGTTCTGGTTCTGCCGCAACCCTGGACTGGCGCTGCCCCTGATCGCCCTCCAGTACCACGAGGTTCGCCTGAACTTCTACCTGTCTGGCGCGACAGACCTGGTGTCTGGAACTGCTGGTACTGCCGGCACGATCGCCTCGCAGGCGGCGAACCTGCCCAACATCCAGGACATGTCGCTGTACATTGACTACATCTACCTCGATGTGGAGGAGCGTCGTCGGTTCGCCCAGCAGTCGCATGAGTACCTGATCGACCAGCTCCAGTACGGCATGCCTCAGACGATCACGAGCCAGAGCACGCGTATTGACCTGACTCTGAACCACCCTGTCAAGGAGCTCGTGTGGGTCTTCCAGGACGTGCGCAAGACGGACTGCTCTAGCGCCCTCACGACGGCGACTGGGTACACGCAGCCTTTCAGCTACGACGATATTGTGTCCCGCTGCCGCCTCCAGATCAACGGACAGGACCGTTTCTCTGAGCGCTACGGTGACTACTTCTGGAAGGTCCAGCCTTACCAGCACCACTCGGGTGGCGGCTTCTGGCCGTCTCGCCAGCACATTGCCAACCAGTTTAACACCTCGGGTAATAGCGCAAACAACGCGACGCCCCAGTCAGCCTTCACTGCCTTCATTACCAACGGCAATGTCCTCGTGGTTACCGCGGTGACAGGCGGTGCGCTTGGTGGTGCTACGATTGTAGACAATATGCTCATCATAGGCGCCGGTCTGCCTTCCGGTGTTACGATCGTTGCCAATGGATCTGCGACAACCATCAACGGAACAACGTACCAGGGTGGTACGGGCGGTACCGGAACCTACCTCATCAGCAGCCAGGTTCAGAACATCTCGTCCCAGACCTTCTATGGTATTCTTCCTGACGCGTCATACCCCACTGCGTTCAACCCGATCAACGTGTACTCCTTTGCCCTCCAGCCTGAGGAGCACCAGCCGTCGGGAACCTGTAACTTCTCGCGTATCGACACCACGACCCTGGTGTTCGACAGCATCACGACGGGTGGTGCGGCTCGCCCGTCGAAGACCACGCCCTTCATGTTCCGCATCTATGCCGTGAACTACAACATCTTCCGCGTGATGTCCGGCATGGGTGGTCTGGCGTACTCCAACTAAATCTCAAAAGATCTTGGTATTCGGGGAACACTCACCAATTCCCTTCGTCTGTTGCATCATAATCGGTGCAGGTTCTCCAGGACCCGGGCACTTTACGTGATCATGACCTAGGATATGACCCATCTCATGAGATACCACATACTGCCGATAGTCTTCCAAGGATAACTTGCTCTTCGGTCCACCCCGTGTCCATAAGACCGAGTTCACTCGTAAATGTTTGCCCTTGAACTCTGCACAGTTGAGGTTCGCCTCACATCCAACCTTGCGTAGTCCCGCAGGAGACGACATATGAACAACCACGTCCGTCTGACCTTTCTCCTTCAACACAAACTCATATCCCTTGCCAGACCAGCCTTCTGGATCGGCAAGGTATATTTGGATCAGCTCGGTGAACTCACGTAAGGGATAGTTCACATCTGAATCAACGACAACACAAAAGGTGATCGTCTTCATTGAAAATGGATACGATTTTTTCCCCACACCAAAGCATCTGCAGGATGTCTCGTTGCGATTTCTGTAAGAAGAAGACGCATCTCGAGTTCAAGTGTGCTTGCAGTGAAAAAGTATTCTGTGTCTCGTGTCGATCGACCGAGGTACACAAATGCAGTACGAAGTTTGATGCTGTTCAGTTAGTGAAGATAGAAGCCAAGAAGGTTGATAAGATTTAGTAACCGATCTCAGCACTGAGGTCGATCGTGTGTTGAGGTCTCCTCCCATTCGGAGGAGGCTTGAGATGCTTCATAAAGGTCTCCATAATTTTTGTCTTTCGAGTCATGCCCATCCCGTCGTAGTCCATCACTGATCCGACGATCCCGCCCCGCCAGACGATCTCGATCTCGATGTAGGTTGATGTCTTTGCTGGTTCATCAAAGCGGAATAACCAGATCGGCTTGTTCCGGATCTGGTACCACTGACCACGCAGGTCGCCCAGCTCAAGCGTCGTGTTCGTTACTGCCTCGTCGAAGTTCATTCTTGCCACGACATCCACTATCATGCCAAAATCAAATCCATTTTCTAAGTAATGCCGTTGTTCTTCGAAGCGCTCTTTGTGGGTCTGTTCCTGCTTCCGATCTACTACTTAGTTGAAAAGATTGGGTATAGCAAGTGGATCACGGTCTTCCTTGCTGGTGCACTGTTCCATCTGGTCGCTGAGTTTTCTGGACTCAATAAGGCATATCTGTTGTCTCATCAATCTTGAACTTGACCACGTAGTACAGATCCTCTAACGTCTCATAATATCCCACGCGCTCTCCACACAGGAAGCCAATGAAACGGTCAGTCTTTTCCTTTTCATCGCCTCCTCCCTCGATCGTTCGAGAGAAGAACTCCATCGCATCTGCGACTGTGAGTTGGTTCGCATCTGATCTCAGCGAGATCTTGGTGTATAACTTGCGGAATTTCTTGTGTCCCTCATCATCGTAGGGCAGGCAGTACTCCACTGCGGCATGAAGTCTCTCAAAGGTGAACGGCGTAGCGCGAATGACATCAACACGGGTCTCCATCTTGACGTCTTCTGCTGTTTTTGATCAAAGCGTTTCCGTTTTAGATATTCATTCAAAACGGATCATCCTCTTTTTAGACTTACTCCCTCACAATGCTACCGATCATCAAGTGGAGTGGTGGGAAACGTGATGAGCTTGATAACATAACTCCTCACATTCCTGAGTACACCCGGTACCTTGAACCCTTTGTGGGTGGTGGTGCAGTGTACTTTCATCTTGCACCCCAAGCTGCAGTTATTGCAGATGTTCATCCAGATTTGATTGCCTTGTATCGCACGATCGGTGCAGGACAAGGAAAGGATATCCATGCATTTATGCAGGCGCACCCCAATGATGAGGAGGAGTATTATCGTGTCCGAGACGGTCCTGAACCTACAACAGATCTCGAACGAGCCTGCAAGTTCTACTACGAACGCAAGACCTGTTACCGTGGAATGCTCAGGTACAACAAGAAGGGTAAGTTCAATATCCCGTTCGGTCGGTATAAGACGATGAACTACGAGGATCTTATTGATCCCAAGTACGAGGAACTCTTGAAGCGAACGGACATTCGCCTAGGCGGGTTTGAGGAGATCTTCCGAGACTTTGATGATCCTGAGAACTTTGTGTTTCTCGATCCACCGTATGACAGTATATTCACGGACTATGGATATTGCACGTTTGGTAAGGAGCATCATCAAAAGCTTGCAGAGTGTTTCAGAACGACACAGAATAAGTGTCTGATGATCATCGGTAAGACCCCATTCATTGAGGAGCTCTATGATGGATATATTGAAGGAGAGTTTGACAAGAAGTATGCCTTCAAACTCCACTCAGGTCGTGTTGGTGATGAGATTAATACAAAGCACCTGATCATCAAGAACTACTGAACATCGTCTAAAATGGATTTGAATAGACCAAGAACCCTTGAAAGCGTCCAGGACAAAATGCCTTCCATCCTCGCCTCGTCTGTCGTCTCCACCTACATCTCCAACCTCCGTTCCAAGAACACGGAGGATGCCGCGAGTATGTGCTCGCTTTTGACCCGCAAGGTCTCGCACTCCACTAACATTCGCCTCGGCAACGAGCTCGAGTCGATATTGAACCTGTATGCAACGGCTCACATCCCTGCAGAGGACCTTCGACCCAAGAAGGTCAAGAAGGGTGAGCACCAGCTGGACTGGCTTCGCCGGTTCCCGAACTCCATCGTCTACGGTGAGTTCAAGTCAAACATCAATCTTGATACTGAGAAGCGCAAGGCTACGATCGAGAAGGTCATCTCGGTCGGTAACGACCTTGTCAAGGTCTACCCAGGCGACACTGTGATGCCGTTCCTGGTTTCACTTCGCTTTCTCCGCTACGATGACATTCCTCCTCTCATGGCAAAGTCTTACTCAGGGGTCAAGCTGATCGGAGTCGCCGACTTCTTTGAGGAAGTTCTTGAACATTCACTGGATGAGTTCAAGAGCTATCCTGCGTACACGAAGTTCCTGATGGCGATCGTGGATCAGCTAGAGCCGGCAGAGTGAAATCAATAATCCAATCCCAAACATTTTTACATTCGCCCTTGCTGTCATCGTCCAAAACGGATTTGTATGTGCCTGTGATCATGTCTGGTGTGCGACGAAGAAGAAACAAATGGACAACACTAACGAACTTGCCGCGATGAACGAGGCAGCGAGCGTGATCCAGAACTGGTGGACGAAGGACTTGCCCCTCATGAAGCTTTGTGATTACTACGCATGTCCGTGTCGGCACGAAGGAGATCTCTGTGCTTCGCATCAGAAGCAACACGATGCCCGTAAGAACTGTTATTGTGGTCACCAACCCCTTTGCTCTCGGTGTGGGATCTACTACTACGGGGAGGAGTTTCTCCGCGACGATAGGCGGGATGGATGTCAATATAACTGTGTGAAGTGTAAGCGGAATTTCAAGAACAAGTACGTCGGACGTAGTAGGACACTCTGCCATGATTGCCGCGAGTAAACACAAAAACCAAAACACAAACATTTTTACATCCCCCGCCCCCCTAACCGTCCAAAATGGATTTGTTCATAGCACAATACCTATAAGCCGTCCCCGACACAGCCAGACTCAGTAAATCACTGAGTTCTCTTTGTCAGGGGGCACTAGGCGTATAGTGA